CTGTCAAGACTCTGTATTCGTTTTTCGTGGAAAGTACCAATATTTTTCTCAACGTACTGCGATACCTCTTTCAGGTTTAGTTTTTTCATATTTTGCCTTTGGTTCTAATAAATAAAGTTCGACTGGTTGAAGTCGCTTCCTAACCATTTCATAATATTCTGGAACAATGTCTATTCCGATAGAATTGCGTCTCAATCGGTTTGCAACAACTAAAGTTGTGCCTGAACCCATAAACGGGTCAAGTACAGTGTCATTTTGTTTTGTGAAGAGTTTTATAAACCATTCCGGAAGTTCTTCGGGAAAGGCTGCACTATGATTTTTGTTATTACATTCAGTGGCAAGATGCAAAACATTGGTTGGATATGCTTTATCTCTGCCCAACCAGTTTGAAATATTTTTCCCAAATCCACTACCAACTTTGGAGTTATCTCTTATTTTGTCTGTGTCTGAAAGATTTTTTAGTCTATTCTTTGCCCAATCACCCATTGGAACCATTACTTCTTCTTGGTACATATTGAATTTTTTGTCCTTGTTGAATTGAAGAAGTCTTTCCCAAGAATCACGAAACCGATTTGGCCATTTGCCAGGATACGAATTTTTTTTGTGCCAAATAAACTCTTCTGTCCAATACCAACCTTGTTTTCGCATCGCTAAAATTAATTCCATCACATAAGTACTACGTTCTCCTTCTACAACTTTTTCCTTTATATTCAATATAAAAGTCCCTGTTGGCTTCAAAACTCGTAGCAACTGCTCAGAAATTGGCAAAAACCACTCAACGTATTTATCGGGATGAATTCCACCATATGTACTTTTTCTTTGGTCAGCATAAGGAGGAGATGTTACAATTAAGTCAACTGAATTGTCAGAGAGTAGTTTTAATTTCTCCTTACTGTCACCTAAATATATGTCTGTCAATAATTCCATTCAAATTCCTTTAAAATACAAATTTACAAAATTTTTTGGTTCGGTTTTCTTTCTGTTTAAAATCGTCAATTGTTCGTTTGTCTTTTTTCAGCCTGAAGCATAACACTTAAATACTAAACACCTTTACCCTAATTTTAAATTTCATTATGAACCGTCTTATGATGATAATGGAGTGTTGTTCGGCGAAGAATTTGAAATCTTAGATGGGCTAATTTTATCAGCGGATGACGTTTTTTGGGAAAAATATTTGCCACCAAATCATATCCATGACCGTTGCTACTATCGTAGGGTTGATGATAATATAACTGATGTAGACCGACGACATTTACCCGAAATAGACAACAGATTTAACATTAATTTTAAAAAAATATTTTTCGGACAAGCACAGACTTATGAACCCAAACCTTTTGATGGGGGTATATCCGTGGGGAGTTTGAAAATTGACACACGGGGAATGATAGAGAGGGCCATAAAAGAAATAGGTAAAGAGAACGGAATTAATGAAAAGGATATAGAACAGTTATTAAACTCAATATAAAACAACGCCCCCGAGCTTTCGGGGGCGTTTTTCTATTCTATGCGGTTGCTCTCCCACCGCAGCCGGATCACCATCAGCCCGTCGGTACGGGCATCCTCCTGCACAAACTCTCGGCACGCGAATGCGGCCCAGTCGTCCGGCTCGTACTCCTTAAACGCCTCGTACGCCTCGGTGGCCTTATCAATATAGGCCAAAGACTTCTCTCGCTCCTCCTCCGGAGTGGTTTCGGCGGTGCGCTTGGCGGCGGTATCAAACACCAGGCGGATGGTAATGGTGGCGTTCTGGTTCTTCACCCCTCCACCGTACTCCTCCATAGTGGGGATGCTCACGGACACCAACGCCGCCGGATAGGCCAGTGCGGGGCGTTCCTTTGCCCTTAACTGTCCTTTATCCATATCTACCCACCTAATGCCCTCAATGGTGGCAACCTGCGCCGTAACGGCCTTAAATAGCTCTTTCATGGCTTCCTGTTTTATCGGTTAAACAATATTCTATCCAAATCCCGATTAATCTCAGCATAGATCTTCTCCTCCAGCTGTTTGGATTTGCCCATAAACGGGCGTGCCGTCATGGTGAACGCCTTCTTACCAAAAACCTTAGCCCCCAGCCCAAACTGGTGCACCGCTGCGTACACCTTATCGGTATAGACCGACACCCGAGCGGTTTTCTTGGTGTAGGTAATGGAGTTCTGCAGCTCCTTGCTGTCGCCCGTAAGTATCTTGTCAACCGCTCGGGTGGTTGAGAAGCGACCCTTGTTATCCGGTGCAAAACCGTACCAACTGCTCGCCGGGTCGCGCCGCTTCACATCATCCCACTTAGTGGTGGTCTCATCGGTGAAGCCCTCGTTGGCAAACGACTCCTTGAAGTGGTTCACCGCTTCCTTACCGATGATTTCGGGCAAATCCTGCTCCCGGTATCGGCGTATCTCGTCCAGTTTCTCACGTATGCGGGCATTCAGCTCATCGGTATTCATGGTGAAATGGAATTTTATTGTCGTTTAATTGATTTTTAAATAAAAGGGTTGTATATTTGTAGTCTAACAAGGAGATTCGATAGGAGATGCCCAGGTTGTACCTGCCAGCTTACCTTATCGGATCTTCTTTTTTTATGATAGGGTCTATTCTCTTCAGATTACTATCGTCCAATATGGCATAAGGCTTGTCCTCGCCCGATTTCGTCCTTTTTATGCAGGCCATTCCAACCCTCGTTCGATAGTAAAGCCAGTAGTCAACCTCTGGATGTTTCTGAAAATTGCCAATCATTTCGTCTTCCGCCCATCCGTAATACTCGCCCTCCTTTAATAGTTTTTTCAGGTTGGTTACAGCCTTGTTGCGCTCAACAGCATTGTCGTGGCCCTTTGCCACCATTGTTTTTACCACTGAGCGGGTAAGGGTAATCTCCTTTAGGTGCTTAACGTCAACCTGTACCTTAACATGTTTTCCTGCAGGAATATTTTTTTCCATCCATTTTTTTGCTCGTTCTCTGGATGCTATTACCCTCTGAAATTCTTTCGCAGCCTTTTCCGCTTCTGTAAGAATTACCGATGTAATATTATAGATATCCTCGTGTAACTGTTCCACACTCTTCACATACGGATGCTCCGCCATATTGATAAACTCGGCGGTTTTGCCCGGGTTGTTATCAAATACCGGGTTAACGGGTTGCCCGCCCTGTGGCACTGGGGTAACGGGCTTATCGGTTTTGCGTACCCCGCACTCGCACCCCCATGCAGAGGGTGGCATGTGCGTATCCCACCACGGGTGCTCAATGGGCAGCACCGTGCCCACGTACTCCAGGTGGTCGCCCCGCTTATTGGCTGCGGAGCTCTCCAGGTACTCTAAATTTGGATAGAGGTGCGCCGTTTCGAGGCACTCCCTGTAGTAGGCCGCCGAACGTGCGGCACGCACCGCCATATTGTACTCCGTACGTAACCAGTTGCGGTTGTAGTCGCGGTCGATGGACGAGCCCAGCACCGCTTTCTTAAACTCGTGGAATGAGCGTAAATCGCCGTTCTCGTCCAGCAGCATGGCGGCTATATCCTTACCCTCTTGGTGCGCTTTGAACGCCGAGAATACGGCAGTATTCTTCTTAAACTCCTCAATAAACGCCTCGTTGCGCTTGCCGAACTCCACCCCCGCCTTTTTGAACGATTTATCCACTCCCTTTTGCAGGGCCGTGTTGGTAATCTCGAATAGGGATCTATCCACCAGCTCCGCGCCCTGCTCACGGTATATCTCCTCCAATGCCCGGGCGAACAGCCTGTTGATGTTCACCCCGAAGTTAATCCTGTCGGCAAGGTTAATGGCCGTGTCGGCCATATAGCCTATCCAGCTCCTCCCTGATTTCGCCCCGCTCCCTTCCGTCGGGGCGACGGAAAAAAAACGGTGGCTCTCCATCAGCTCCTCACCCTTCCTGTTTCCACTACCCACGGGCAGGGTGGGTTTCTCTTCTCTACGGGCCAACTTATCGCCCTCCTCGGCCTGGGGTATTCCGTACCGATCCTGGAAGTAGTATGCCGGTATCTCCAGCACCTCCGACAGGGAAATAAGCTTATCAATGCTTAGGTTCTCCAGCACCTTCGGGAATACGAAGCTGCCCCCACTCACGGGGTACCCCCGTGCTTCTAGTATGGGCATCAGCTTCTTGTTGAGTACGCGTTGAACCATTCGCAGGTCCTGCTTGTTGAGCTCCTCCTCCACCTCCTTGTGCGTTTCGGACTGCGAGCGGCTGCTGCCGTCCATGGTGGTCATGGTCTGCGATAGTATGGATATGAGTATCTGCCTATCGCACGCCTCCACGAAGTCGAGGTACAGCGACGAGTTGGTGCTGCCCCCACCCGACTCGGTGCTCACCTCCGTCTCCTTTGGTACTATGAGGGTGGCGGCTGCCCCTTGGCTGTTGAACGCCTCCTCCAGCTGCTTGCGTGCCTCCACGTCGTAGATGCTGTACTTGCCCACCCGTTTGGGCATGCCGAATATTTCTACCATTTGCGCCCAATCGGAGAAGCCACCCCTTTTAAATATGGCGTAGGGGCAAGCCCTGATGATTACCCCCAGCTTATCCTTGCGGTTCACCACCTCAATCATGTTGGGCATCCCCTCGTAGTCAATAGCCCCCTCGGGGTCGTTCTGCTGTATGGCAATGCGCTTGGTGTCGGGGCGTATGTGTTTGCGGGGTACCGAGTAAACCGCCATGCCATTCTCAGGGTCGAAGGTGAGCTCCAGCAGCGACACGCCCCAGAACAGGCCCTGCATGATCTCCTGCAGAAGGAACTCAAACTCGTCGGTATCTATGAGCGATATGACCTCGTCGTTCTCCTCACCCTCGGCATTCTGGAACGTGAGGTCGGCCCCCGTTACGGCCCGTATGCGCTTGTCAATGGCATCGGCCAGCACACCGTCCAGTAGTAGGTCTTCGTACAGATCGTACAGCTGCCCCATTCGGCCACGGTCGGCGGCCAGTATGGCCGTGCGCCACTTGCCCACGTCCACCCTTTGCCTGTGTACCGGGTGAACTATAACCTGGTTCACCACCAGCTGTTGTTCTTTCTTCTTCGCCATGGCTAAAAATGATTATTGCGTTTGGGATTCGAGCTGAATATTACCACCCCCGTTCTCTCCGCTTCGGGCATTGCGGGCAGCCCGGGGTTCACTGCTCCCCGCTGCACCTCCTTCAGCCAGTCAACGGCCCTGCCGTAGCGGTCTCTCCGCAGCTCCAGCGAGGTGTCCACGTTGCACTTGTTGATATAGTGCCACACGGCAATATCCTTGATATAGATTACCAGCAGCGGGTTGCGGGTGTCGGGGTTGGCCCCGGGCGATTTGGACAGCTCCTCATCCACATTCCATGCGGTGAGGTAGCCCCTGGCTTCGGCAATGGCGGCATGGATGGCCCTGGTAAGGTCTTCCGTGCTGCTGCCCGATATGGCGGTTAGCTGCTCGCCATACAGGTGTGTATTAATCTCCTGTGGTGTTACGTACATGGCTTAACTCTTTTTGTGGTTTATAAACAATGGGAACCCCCTTAAGGGTGATGTTGGTATAGAGCGGATGCGAGTTGATATGCCCCTGCGTGTCGTACAGCTGCACACATCTCATGGTGTCAACGCTCATGTGGTGGCGGAATACACCAGCCACCTTCAACCGCTGGATGTCCTTGCGGGTGAGTACATGGTACCGTCCGCCTAGGAAGTACACGTAGCTGCGCCTGCCATTGCGCTCTGCCCTTTTAATGGCGGATATGAAGTGGAACTGGTTGCCACGCCACTTGGTGCGGAGCTCGACACACTTTGCAATGATTTTGATGAGTAGTCTCTTCATGCTAGTAACGTTTACTGTTTCGTGGTTTGATGCCGGTAACAATGGTGTCGCCGGCTATGGTTAGAACCTTGTTGTTCACAATGAATACCCCTCCCTCCACGGCGTCGGGGCCATCGGCGGGGGCCTTCATGGCCGGGCCAAACAGCTTGAACTGCTCGATGAGCCGCTGCATGTGGGGGTTGTCCTTCTCCCTGATGTTGAATACCAATCGCTGTGTACGCACCAGTGGATCGAGATTTCCCTCTATGCGGCTGAACTTGTCAGGCTTCTTGCGGGTATCTGGTACCACGCCGATGTGGTGTCCACGCTCCTCGCCCTTCTTATGGAACAGCGGCATGAATACCTGGTCGAAGAATGGCGATTGCAGCGAGTTATTCTCGATGTAGCAGTACACCTGCGTCTTGCCGTTCACGTAGCCCTCAATGGCGTAGAACCAGTCCACAAACTCGTCGTTGGTTACCCGATCTAAGTAGCCAGTAATCACGTAGAAGCGGTTGTCCAAGTAGCCCACCAGCCACAGCGCCTTGGTGGAGTTCTTGCGGTCGTTCACGTTGTTGCTGGGCGAGGGGTCGGCGTAGGCCACCAGGAAACGGAACCTGTTGAGCGGAGGAACCTCTCCGAGGGTCAGCTCCTTGAATACGGCCCCCTCGGTGATGGGGTTGTTCATGTACTCCTTCTGGAACGAGCGGTAGCCCATGAACGTCTCCATCTCCTTCACCTCCTCCTTGGTCCACTTCTCCGCCCAGGTAACATTCCCTCGCTTGTCGTAGATGTTGACCTGTGATACGTGAACCCCTGCCGTCTCGGATATTCTTGCCAGCACGCTATCCTTGCCTATCAGGTTGCCCACCATGATAAAGCGGCCACGCCCACCATCGAGCGTTCCGAATAGTGCCTCTTTCACCCAGTCGGTGAGCCTGGATACCCTGCTCTCGTTCTGCACCAGCTCATCATCGTCCAGGTCGTCTATTACGATGTAGTCCGGACGCTGGTCGCGGTAGCGGAGCCCACGGGGCGACTGACCACGGCCAAGCGCAAAGAATGCGCACCCGTCGCGTGTTACAAACTGTCCTTCCGACCAGTGCCCTGCGTTGTACTGCTTGCCGAAGTCGTGCGCATAGCGCTGGTTGTACTGCAGCTCCGACTGGATGTCGGAGAGCAGGGTGTTGGCGTTGTCCTGCGACTTGCCGATTATGACCATAACGTTCAACTCCCGCTTCTCCTGGCATTTGAGCCAAAGGGGGATGAACACGTCCATGTGGGTGGATTTGGCATGGGCGCGGGCCCATTTGAAAACGGCTTTCAGGTTGCGGCTCTTCAATATTCGGTTGGCGGCCTGCACCTGAAACCTTCCACAGCGCACCTTGGCGAAGTGGGGGAAGTAGTACTCCACGAAATAGGCGTAGTCCTTCCGTGCCCGGGCAATCCGCGCCAGCTGGTCCGCCCTGCTTTCACTCTGGTCAACGGAGGTCTGTTGCCGTACCTCCTCGTTGTGGAGCTGCCATGTACGAAGTGCGTCTGTAATTTCTTTCAATGCCATCGTGATGCTTTTTCCAAAGTCTTAAACTAATGTTGAGCCGCACATCGCCAAGTTTCCGTATATCCCGCGTGCAGTGTTCAAGCTGTAGTGTCGTTGCAGCCATAACCTTATTCTATTTAGTGATATGCTCGTTGATGTAGATATCCTGATACTTGTTGATTGCGCTGATGAGCTCGGGGGTTACCTCGGGGTCAAAGCCGGCACGGTGCTGTATCCACTTGCTGAAGGCCATGAACACATCGATGGTGCTCACTATATTCGCCTTCTTGTCCAGCCTCTCAATGGCCGATGCGAATTTGGCCAGCTTATCGGGCAGCGTGCTGAGCAGCTCCACGTCGTCGCTCTCATACACCTGGTCGAGTATCCTGTTCAGGGCTGCCAGCGACTTGTTTATCAACTCCGGGCGTGTGACATTCACCCCGGCACGCCGAACGGCCCAGCCCTCGCGCTCCACCCATGCCGATATGGTTTGCTCAGAAACATTCACTTTCCCGGCGATTACCTTTTGCGTTTCGCCATTCATATAGTACATGCGAGCCAGCTCCCTTTTTTGCTCAAGCTCCTGCTTTGTTGCCCTTTTTTTCGCCATTTTTTCGCTTTGAATTTTAAGCAAAAATCAAACGTTCGTGGCGATTTAAAAAAAAGTACTGCCATGATGGCAGTGATTTTTGTATGGGAAGATGATAAAAATGAATTTTGCTCATCGAACGAAAACTAATGCGATTTTAATGACATGACACAAAAGAAATCATTCCCATTCGTCGTGCTCGACGAGACCACGCTGACCAACGGGGTGCGCGTACTGGTGGGCGGGGTGAAAACCGACCACTTCGAGAGGAACCCCGTGGCGCTGTACCTGCACAACGACTGGAGCATGCCAATAGGGATGTGGGAGAACGTGCGGAAGGAGAATGGCAGGCTGCTGGCCGACTTCGTACCCGACTACGACGACCCCGACCCGGGGGTGAAAAGGTTGCTCGGTAAGGTGGAGAGGGGGGTAATCAGGATGGCTTCCGTAGGGCTAGCCGACCTTTCGTTCACCGATGCGCCCGAGTACCTGCTCGACGAAAAGAACGAGGCCGTTGTGATTGAGTGCAGGCTCAGGGAGATATCCATTGTGCCCATTGGCAAAAACCACAATGCGCTCCGGCTGTACGACAAGAATGGCAAGGAGATGAACCTGGCCGACAAAACGCTGAACCTATCAGAATACTTTACTAACCAACCCAAAACAGGAACAATGAAAAAAGAGATTCTAACCGCGCTGAACCTTGCCGACACGGCAACGCAGGCGCAGATTGACGAGGCGGTGGAGCAGCTGCTGTCCGACCGCAAGGCCCAAACCGACAAGGTGGCCGAACTCCAGGGTAGGCTCGACGCCATTGATGCCGAGAAGAAGAGGCAGAGGCAGGCAGAGGCCCTGCAGCTGACCGACGCCGCCATTAAGGACGGGCGACTTGACGCCAAGGCCAAGGACGCTATTTTGAAAGCATTCGACAACGACCACGACGGAACCAGGCTGATGCTAGAGAGCATTGCCAAGCCCGTTTCGGTGAAAGAGGTGATCGGGAGTAAAGCCAAAGGGCTTGACCTTGCCGACAAAACCTGGGATGAGCTCGACCGCGCCCACAAACTTGAGGAGCTGAGGGCAAACGATTTTGCTCTATACTCCCAGAAGTTTGAGGAGAAGTTTGGCAGGAAGCCGGCCGAAAAGTAGTATAAACCTAAAATACAGGAGACGAAACAATGACATGGATTAAAGAAAGTGCGAACGGCTCTCGCTCGTTCAACTTTGTGGCCCCCGAAGGGGCTACCAACGCCACCAACGAGGTGCTATTCCCGTTCCACGAGAAGCAGACACCCGCATATGCCGCCACTCTTGCTGTGGCCGTGAAGCAGTACAACACCGTGCTGGCACCCGGTAAGCTCACCGGCAATGCCACCATCAACCTGTCTGTGAACTCACAGGTTACCCCAGGCGCCAAGCTGCTGCTCAGGCTCGAGGCCGACAGCACACAGCGCACGGTAACCCTGGGTACCGGTTTCGACGCCGACGCCGATCAGGTGGTAGTGCCCATCAGCTCGGTGGTATTCCTGGAGTTCACCTACGATGGCACCGCATTCATGCCGGTGGCCATCAACAGCGTGGAGCTCGCAGAGCTAACCTCCGAACTTGAAGTGCTGAAGGATACCGAGGTGCTCGACCCCGATTATGCCGCCACGCTGGCCGTGAGCGTAGCCAAGAGGGAGACATTCCTGCAACCCAAGGAGCTCACGGGTGAGGTAACGTTGAATTTGACCATTGACGTGGGGCTTGCCCCCGGCTCTAAGCTTCACATTAAGCTCACAGCCGACTCCGGAGCCAACAGGACGGTAACCCTGGGCGTGGGGTTCGATGCTGCCGCAGCAGCCATCACCGTGACCAAGTCAACAACGTCGTTCAAGAGCTTCGTGTACGACGGCACTGCATTCGTGCCATTAACCTAGTTACTAACCATTAATCAATAGTAAACGATGAAGACAAGAACCTTTAACATTTTGTTGGCGTTGCTGTTCAACGCCGCTATGGCAATCATGCTGTCGCCCGTGCTCCCCTTTGAGCCGGGGGCAATATTTGGCGCCCTCACCCTGGTATCGCTCATACCCAAGAGCGTGGCGGGTGTTCTGCCCATGGCCATCCAGAAGGAGATATGGGAGAATGACATTATAGAGTCGCTGTGGGCCGACAATGCTTTTCTGAACTACGCCTACAATGCAGACCAGTTCGTGCTGGCGGGCAAGGTGGTTCACATACCACAGGCCGGTGCTGCACCCGGTACCAAGGTCAACAGGTCGTCGTTACCGGCGACAGTTACCAAGCGCACCGACGTGGATATCACCTACGCCATTGACGAGATCACCACCGACCCGGTGCACATATCCAACGCCGAAACGATAGAGCTGAGCTACGACAAGCGTCGCTCCGTGCTCTCTGAAACCGTCAGCGCCATCAACGAGGCAGTTGCTCTGAATATGCTCTACCGATGGGCGCCATCTGCTGCTGCGGCAATCGTCCGCACTACGGGCAATGCTGTTCTTTCCCACACAGAGGGTGCTGCCGGCAACCGGAAAGCTATTACGTTGGCTGATGTGAAAGGGGTCAAGAAACTATTTGACAAGCAGAGTATTCCTTCAGGCGAACGGTACCTCATGCTGGATGCTGATATGTACGAGCAGCTGACCAACGAGATGGACGCCAATGCTCAACGCGACTTCCTGCGCGTCTATGACGAGAAAACGGGTGTTTTCGGTATGCTCTACGGCTTCAAGGTGCTGATGCGCGCACAGGTGATGCGCTACACCAATGCCGGTACTCCAGTCCCAAAGAGCTGGGATACTGCCGGGGCAGCCACCGACAACGCTGCCGCTCTGGCATGGCACAAGAACTCCGTTGAGCGTGCGCTGGGCACGGTGAACTTCTACGAGGATTTGGGCAACCCCACCTACTACGGCGACATATACAGCTCGCTGGTACGTCTGGGTGGCCGTATCCGCAGGAACGACAACAAAGGTATTGTGGCGATAGTACAGGCCGCTGAATAGACCCAAGCAGAATGCCCCCGAAAGTCCATAGTGGCCGTAGGGGGCCAATGAAAAACAATATGGCAAAGAGAAAGGAAACATCACTGATAGTAGTGCACTGCTCGGCCACCAGGGTAACGAGCAACTACACCGCCGACCAGATGCTGATCGACCACAGGGAGCGTGGTTTCAACGCGCACGGGTACCACTTCTACATCCCCAAGTCGGGCAACCGTGTGGCGCTCCGACCCCTCGAGATGGTTGGCGCACACGTGTCGGGCTTCAACGCAATGAGCGTGGGCGTGTGCTACGAGGGGGGGCTGGATGCGCAGGGCAAACCCGCCGATACGCGCAACGCCCAGCAGAAGGAGGCGCTGCTATCGCTGCTCAAGGAGCTGAAGGCGATATACCCCGAGGCCACCATTGTGGGGCACCGCGACCTGTCGCCCGACCTGAATAACAACGGGATCATAGAGCCCAACGAATGGATAAAACTGTGCCCATGCTTCGACGCCACCAAGGAGTACAGCGCCATCAGTAGCATGGGGCAGGAGCAAACACCCAAGGAGGAGTAGGTCATGGGCGAGGTGTTGACAACCGTATTGATTGCGCTTGGCACTGGTTTTTCGGGTGCTTTCTCTGGCTGGTTCTTCGGCCGCAAGAAGCAGAACATAGCCACCATTGATATGGCGCTCAACACCTGGCAAAAGGTCATTGACCAGCTGGAGGCGCGTGTGGATGTGCTTCTGAACAAGGTGAAGGCCCTGGAGGATGAGAACGCTGCGCTGAGGGAGGAGGTGATCCAACTTCGGGCAGAGATTCAGGAGTCGCACCGAAACCGAAAGAAGATCGAATTGTTGGAGAGAAAAATTGCACGCTATGAGAAGCTGCTTGCCGATAACGGCATTGATTTTTAGCCTTGCGCTGCTGGCCGGTTGCAAGACGGTACGGCACGTACCCGTGAAGGATAGTACCGATGCGAAGGTAAGGGTGGTGCGGGAGGTTAACACCGTGCAGCTACCCCCCGACAGCGCCTGGCTGAAAGCCTACTTTGAGTGCGACAGCAATAACCGTGCGCTGCTTCAAACGGTAGAAACCCTGCAGGGTGAACGGGTGAAGCAGCATGTGAGCTACTCCGGTGGCCTCCTCATGGTTAGGGCATCCGATACCGCCGTGAAGGAAATGGAGAGCAACATGAGAGACTCGGTGATATTCGAGCGTATTGAAGTGCCATACCCCGTGGAGGTACCCATTGAGGTGAACAGGCTTACCCAATGGCAGGGTTTTCAGCTATGGATAGGGCGACTGGCCCTACTTACCATAGCCATTTGGCTGTTGGGTATCACACTTAAAAACAAACTAAAAACCAAATTTTAAAACTTTTAAGCTATGGCAGAAAAAAGAATTTTAGGCGTAGAGAAGATTGAGGTCGGCGAGCTCGCCGCGGATGGAGGTGTAGCAACCACCTTCGCTGCGCTTGGGCTAACGTATAAGGATACGGCCACCTTTGAGCAGGAAGAGGCAGAGGATATTGAGCACGAATGTGAGGAGAACGATGATCCCATCGAGGTTCTTGCCGGCTCAAAAAAATCAACGATCAGCTGGGGGATTGTGGATTTCGACCCCGACACCCTGGTAAAGGTGCTGGGTGGTACAAAAACAGGCGTAAGCCCTAATTTTAAATGGGAGGCTCCCGCATCCGCAAGCATCATAGAAAAGTCCGTGAAGATTACCCCGAAAAAGGGAACCCCTATCACCCTACCACGGGTGTCGATCAAAGCGCGGATTCAGTACACGATCGGCAAGGCGGGTATCGCACAGGTGCTGATTACGGGGAAGGTGCTAACACCGACTAAAGCGGGAACTGCATCCATCATCGTGGGTTAACATGGGCGCGCATATGCAGAAGCTGGCGGCCGATGCGCTGCTTGAAAGGGGCGTTGGGTTTAAAATCCCTGCGCCTTTTTTGTACCGCCTGTTTGGGCGGAAGGTGATGACGCTGAACGTGAAAAGGCTCTACCTGGGCTCTCTGCTCTACCTCTCAGAACTAGCTGATTTATCAGAGTGGGTTTCGTTGGATGTGGGTGTTGTACGGCAAAGAACGATTGAAGAGCTGGGGAGTCAGGCAAAGAGCTTGCCTATTCCCGTTATCTCCGAGAACATCCTTAGGGTAACACGCGCTGTTGCTGCCTTGCTTTTGAATGGTAAATGGAGAATAAGGCTGTTCCGATGGTGGTTGGCTCGCGTACTCCGAAGGCGTTGTACAGCGGATCAGCTACAGGAGCTGGTAATGTGGCTGTTTGCCTACGGGA